GAAACTTGCCCAACTTGTACTCAGATTATTGATCCAACACTTAGATCACAAAATCTTGATGATGCACAAAAGAAAGCAAAAGAACTTAAAGAAGCAATGGATCATGGAATTAAAGAATCATCTATTGTAGAAGATACTATTGGGCGGTACACTGAGTTGGCAAATAAAGTCAGTCAGAATTTGTCAATTATATCTTCCAATAATAATACAATTACTCGCCTACAAAAACAAGTACAATCTTACCAAGATGAGTTAAATAAACTTTCTGAAAAAACTGGAGATTTGTCAAATGCTACCTCTGAATTAAAAAAATTAGAGGACGTTAAAAATGGTTCAAATAATGAAAGGTATGAAATAAATGAATCATATACTTATAATGCAGCCATGGCAGAAATGCTTAAAGATACTGGAATAAAGACTAAAGTAATTAAACAATACTTGCCTGTAATCAATAATTTAGTAAACAAATATTTACAGACATTAGATTTTTTTGTTCATTTTGATTTGGATGAATCCTTTCAAGAAACTATTCGTTCAAGGCATAGAGATGCTTTTTCATACGACTCTTTCAGTGAAGGTGAAAAACAACGTATTGATCTAGCACTTTTGTTTACTTGGAGAATGATTGCCAAGATGAAAAATTCTGTAGCAACCAATCTTCTAATTTTAGATGAAACTTTTGATTCTTCTTTGGATCATGATGGTGTTGACAATCTTATGAAAATACTGTATACTCTTGATGATGATACTAATGTTTTTGTAATTTCACATAAGGGAGAAATTCTTGATGGAAAATTTGAAAATAAAATAGAATTCTTTAAGAAGAAAAATTTTAGTAAAATAAAATAAGTGCTTGACGATTCAAGTATTATGTGTTATAATTGCAGAAATGAAACAATGGAGATTAAATTATGAGAGAAGTGATTAGCGAAGCCACAATTCAAGTATTGAAGAACTTCGCATCTATTAATTCAAATATTGTTATTGAAAATGGTAGCAGTATCAGAACTATTTCAGAAGCAAAAAATATTCTGGCAAAAGCAGAAGTTGAACAGACCTTTCCTCAAAGGTTTGGAATTTATGATCTAAGTGAATTCCTTGGAGTGCTTGGTTTGGTTGATACGCCAGTGTTAGATTTCTCTGGAGATTATGTTACTATTGGAGATTCTACTGGTAGATCAAATATCAAGTATTTTTTCTCTGATCCAGACATGCTGACAACATCTTCAAAAGATGTAAAGATGCCAGAAGGTGACGTTAAATTTCGCCTAGATATGGATACATTAAATAAACTAAAACGAGCGGCATCGGCACTAGGTCACTCAGAATTGATCATTGAATCTAGTGGAAATGACGGTCTTGCGAAATTGACGGTAACGACAACTGATAATTCTACAGCGAATACTTTTTCTATTGATATTCCTGTTGAAGAAAATTCAAGTAGTTATAAGTTTGTGTATAACATTAACAACTTGAAAATTTTAACTGGTAATTATGATGTGGAGATTTCATCAAAATTGATTTCAAAATTGACTAATACTGAAACTAAATTGCAATACTGGATTGCACTTGAAAAAACATCTACTTATGGAGAGTAATTAAAAATGGCTGACGATAAAAATAAAAAAGTTGAAGACCCACATAAAAAAGCATATGACCTTATGAATCAAATTTCTCGCAGTGCGATTGCAGTAATTGATACAGTAACGCAGCGTGGTGGTTTTCGTGGTGAAGAACTATCAACAATTGGACAGTTGAGGGATCAGTGTACTCAAGGTGTGCAGATTGTTGAAAACTATAAGCAAGAGCAAGCAGAAGAGTAGTTAGTAAATTCCTATAAGGATACAATTATATTATGGATGTTGAATTACAACGAAAGTTGGATAATGAATTTTTGTGGGTGGAGAAATACCGCCCACAAACTATTGAGAGGACTATTCTACCATCTGATCTAAAAGAAACATTTAAACAAATTATTAAGACCAGTGAAATTCCAAACATGTTGTTTACTGGAACTGCTGGTCTTGGTAAAACAACAATAGCCAAAGCGTTATGTCATACTTTAGGACTTGATTATATAATTATTAATGGTTCTGAGGATGGCAATATTGACACTTTACGTGGAAAGATTAAACAATTTGCTTCTACTGTATCTTTACAAGGTGGTTATAAAGTTGTAATTTTGGATGAGGCAGACTATCTCAATCCACAATCAACTCAACCTGCATTACGTGGATTTATAGAGGAATTTAGTAATAATTGTCGTTTCATAATGACATGCAATTTTAAAAATCGTATTATTGAACCACTTCATTCAAGATGTGGTGTTTATGAATTTAATACATCCAAAAAAGAAATGGCAAGTCTTTGTGGTGATTTTTTTAAACATGCTAGAAATATTCTTGAACAAGAGAATGTAAAATTTGAAGATCAAGACCTTGTTAAGATTATCATGAAACATGCTCCTGATTGGAGAAGGGTTTTAAATGAAGTACAAAGACGATCTGTGGGTGGTGTTCTTAGTAATAGCGGTTCTAATAGTACTGGTATCAATGAAATTGATGCTCTCTTAAAATTCATCAAAGATAAAGATTTTAAGAAAATGCGGTCTTGGGTGGTGAACAACATTGATACTGATAGTTCTGCAATCTTTAGAGGAATTTATGATAAAATGTCAAATCATATCAAACCTCATGCTATCCCTCAAGTTGTTCTAATTCTTGCGGAATATCAATATAAGAATGCTTTTGTTGCTGATTTAGAAATCAATACGGTTGCATGTCTAACTGAAATAATGGCAAATGTGGAGTTCATAGAATGAGTGTTGCTTATGAAGGGTTAAATGATTGTGTGATATATGATTTTGAAACACTTTCTGTTGATGTAAACAGAGGTGTTGTATTATCTTTAGGTCTGCTTACTTTCTCTAGGGCAAGATTTACAAATAATCCATACAGTTATGAAGAACTTTTAGATAGTAGTGTTAGTATTAAATATGATGTTAAAAAGCAAGTGGAAGTTTATGATCGTAAGATTTCAAAATCTACGCTTGATTGGTGGAATAACCAACCCAAAGAAACAACAGCAGCAGTGATGGTTCCATCAGAAAATGATAAAGATATTAGCGAAACCTATAACTTTTTTGTGCAGAATGTAAATATCAATAACCTAAAAACAGTGTTTTCTCGCGGAAATACTTTTGATATTCCTTTCTTTGAAGGTATCTTAAATGATACTGGTAAAAAAGTTCCTTATCCATTTTGGATGGTTCGTGATACAAGATCATTTCTTGATGGTTTGCTTTGGGGGTCTGATGTTAAGAACGATTATATTCCAGAAGGATGTGCAGAAAAGTTTTTTAAACATGATGCGCGACATGATTGTGTAATGGATGTAATGCGTATGCAAACAGTGATACAAAACCTATGAACCACTTTGATTATTTAAACTCAATCAACCATAACAAAAACGATATTATGGTTGATGATATCACTGAGAAAGCATATAAATCATACTACATTAATAGATCATTATCCTATTTTAATGACACTATCCTTGCTGCAAATGAGATGAATAAGCATCACCACATTGATAACAGATTACAATATGATTTTATGCGTAATATTGTTAGAAAAAGAAAGCGGTTCTCTAAATGGACTAAGGCTGATAAAATGGATGCTTTAGATTCAATTAAGGAGTATTATGGATATTCAAATCAAAAGGCCAGAGAAGTTTTGAAATTAATTCCTAAAGAACATTTAGATCATATTAGATTTAAGTTGCGTAAGGGCGGTAAAAATTAAAATTATATAAATACCATTGTCATTAATGAATATAACAAAAAAGTGAGTTGACAATGAATGAGGAAACAAATATAATAAGTTGGTCGCCAAATGATATGTTAGAGATAACATTAAATGAACCTGATGATTTTTTGAAGGTAAGAGAAACATTAACAAGAATTGGCGTATCAAGTAGAAAAGAAAATAAATTATTTCAATCGTGTCATATCCTTCATAAACAAGGTAGATACTTTATAGTACATTTTAAAGAATTATTTTTGCTAGATGGAAAAAAGTCAAACTTAGAAGAAAGCGATATAGGCCGTAGAAATACTATTGCTACACTTATGTCTGATTGGGGTCTAGTCTCCATACAGAATGAATCAGTTGCTAAAAATTTAGCACCTCTGCGACAGATTAAGATTATTCCTTTTAAAGAAAAAAATAATTGGGAACTATGTCCCAAGTATAATATAGGAAGAAAATAAATGCAGAGTTTCAAATCTCACCTTATAAATGAAAGTGCGCTTAGTGCGCTAAGAACTGCGACGAAAGCCCACAAAGGGCAGTTTAGAAAAAGTGGTGGTGAATATATCGCTCATCCAAAAGAAGTTGCCAAAATAGTTGCTAAATTTAAACCAAAATCAAAAAATTTATCTGCATTAGTTCAAGCAGCATATTTGCATGATACTATAGAAGATACTGATTTATCACACGCCGACTTAGTTAAGCAGTTTGGTGGGTTGGTTGCCAATCTTGTTGACCAATTGACCACTAAAAAAGATGATCTTGAAGCAGCAGGTGGTAAGGGTGAGTATATAAAAGATAAGATGGTTAACATGACAAGTTGGGCATTAGTTATTAAACTCGCTGATAGACTTGCTAATGTATCTGATATTAAGCAGCAGAAACCAGAATGGCAAAGAAAATATGCTGGCGATACAAAATTGGCGTTAGACGCTGTAAAAAAAGATAGAAAACATTTGAGTCCTACGCATAAGAAAATTATTAAGAATATAGAAACTATAATAAAGCCTTATGTATCATGAAACTTTTTTCTAAATTTATAACAGAAATCACTAAAAATCAACGTAAAAAGAAAGAAGCCTATGCTTTGACATATGTTAGGCAAGGTAAGATGGGTATTCTAAGAATTAGGCCATTACCAGGCAGCAAGTGGGTTGAAGTACGTGGTAAAGTAGGATTTGAATATAATTACGATGAAAATGATTATCTACACAGAACGATGACTCTTATCGGTAAAGGTGTGAATGTATCTGATTTTGTAAATGGTACAGAGGTTGTACTATATGATAGAGGTGATAAAGTTGCAAAACTAGCATTAAGAGCAGTTAGAGCAATTGTAAAATATCCAGACGCCCAGCATTGGTAGGTAATAATAAATGAAAAGTTTTATATCTCATTTAAATGAAAGTATGTTAGAAAAACTTTTAACTATGAAAGTTAGAAAGTCTATTAAAAACGCTGGTGGTAAAATCTATCAAATTGGTGGTGTGGTTCGTGATGAACTACTTGGAAAGGTTTCAAAAGACTTAGACTTAATCGTTGTTGGTGTAGAACTAAGCGATTTAGAAGAAATATTAAAGCCTCACGGTAAAGTGAATATGGTTGGCAAATCTTTTGGTATTCTGAAATTTGTACCAACAGGTTCAACAGAAGAAGAAGATGTTGATATTTCAGTACCAAGAGTTGACTCTAAGAGTACTGGGGCTGGTCATAAAGATTTTGAGGTACAATTAGGAAAAGGTATTACTTTACAACAAGATCAGTTGAGAAGAGATTTTTGGATAAATCAATTGGCTAAAGATGTTGATACTGGAGAGATTATTGACACTGATGGCAAGGGTATGAAAGATATTAAGAATAAAGAAATTCGTATGATCAGTCCTACTTCATTTGAAGATGATCCTTTAAGAATGTTAAGAGCCATTCAATTCGCGGCTAGGTTTGAATTTAAAATTGAAAAAAATACTTTCAAGGAAATGAAAAAACAAGCACATACTATTTCATCAGTTTCTTCTGATAGATTCAATGAAGAATTTAAAAAACTTTTCACCAAATCAAAAAAACCATCAATCGGTATAAAACTTTTATTTGAAAGTGGATTGATGAAACATTTATTCCCAAAGGCATCTATTAAAGACATTAATTTAAAAGCATTAGATAAACTAGAAACTAAAAATTATGGTTCTTTTATAGGAATGGTTTTGATGAGTTATAAACAAGATGCTGGTAAAATCGCCAAGGCTGGAATGAAACTATCTAATATTGATTCAAAAGCAGTTCAATCTGTAACTTCATACAAAGATATGGATTTAGTTAAATTAGTTGGATGGGCTAAAGATAACGATATTAAATCTGCTGATGCTTATCTTACTGCTATAGGAAAACCAACAGTATCATCAAAATTAAAAAGTGTTAAATATCTTTCAGTTAAAGAATTACCTATAAATGGAAAAGATGTTTCTCAATTGGGGTTTAAAGGTAAGAGTATAGGTGATGCTTTACAATCTGCATTAGATTTCTCTATTAAGACTAATAAAACAAGTAAAAACGATCTTCTTAAACATATAAATAGTAAGAACAAATGATAAGGAGATTTAAACATGGCGTGGGTAACTATTACAAACAATCCGAGTTGGCAATATGACAATTCGCCGCCTGATCCAGGTGCTAATAGCCCACTAAGACCTCTATGGTTAAAACAAACTAACGGTATTAGAACTACAAATGGTCATGCCGTATATACAAGTGTTCGCAAAACAGTAAATTCAGCATCTGGTACATCTACAGTTTCCATGGGTGAAATGAGTAAAACCTTCTGGGATAATGTATCATGATCAAGTTTAAAATATTTATAACTGATGAGTATCAGAGAGATTACAAAAAAGAAAGAAAAAACTATCTTGGAACTCCAGAACAGATGGAGAGAAACGCCGCTAGAAAACGCGCTAGAAGAAAGATGGAAAAAGAGGGTAAGGCAGAGCCTTTTGATGGGAGAGATATTCATCACAAAGATGGTGACCCACTCAATAATGATCCAAAAAACTTATCAAGTGTAACTGTTCATTATAATCGCAAAGAGCCAAGGTTGCGAGATAAAAAATGACCAGAAAATTTTTTATGGATTGTGAAAGTCTAGATTGGAATGATACTTTTGCTCTCAGTTATTTTTTTTCTGAAGTATCTGCTTTGGCCTATCATGATGGAACTAAAGCAAAAAGAGAATTATCAAAATTAGGTTTCAAATCATATAAATTTTTAGAGAATGATGGCGCACAATGTCATATCTTTTCAGATAAAGATAATATTATTGTTGCTTTTAGAGGTACAGAACCAACAGAGTTTTCAGATGTTAAAGCAGATTTACTTGCATTTAAAAGAAAATCTAAAACTGAGGGTATGGTTCATATGGGATTTAAAATAGAATTAAGAAAACTTTGGTCTGATATTGAAGCACTACTTCAAAAAAGTAAAAGAAAACAACTTTGGATTACTGGTCATTCTCTTGGTGGTGCTATGGCAACACTATGTGCATCTAGACTTGAAGAAAAAAATCCTATATTATTTACATATGGTTCACCAAGAGTTGGTGGTAAAGAATTTTGTGTAGGTATGGATGTTGAGCATTATAGATTTAGGAATAATAATGATATTGTGCCAACAGTTCCTTTATGGATAATGGGATATAGGCATCACGGCACAGAGAGATATATTAATCATTATGGAAATATTCGTAGATTGTCCTTTTGGCAAAAGATAAAGGATTCTTTGAGGGGTAGGTGGTGCGCCATGAAAAATAAACAAATTTTTGATGGAATATATGATCATAGTATTGAACATTATTCAAGTAAATTGAAGAAATTTAAAAAATGATTTGGGATATGATTGAAAATATGGCTTCAGATCGTTTATGGATTTATACGGGTATTATGGGTTCGGTATTTGGCGCACTATTTTTAGCATATATGAGAGATACAAAAATTGGATTATGGTTATACTCTAAATGGGATATATTACTAGATACTATAAGAGACAAGTTTGGGTGGACTTGGTTTGATCAACCAGATGATGCTTGGAGAAGTTTATCTCCTAAAATAGCAAAAAAAATAGATGAACTTGAAACCAGAATAAAAAGGTTAGAAAAATGAAAACATTCAAAAATTTTATAATAGAAGATAAATGTGATTTAGTAGGTATGAAACAAATCAAAGCATTTGAATCTATTGTTGATAAATTATTCAAAAAATATGGAATTGATTTCAAATTCACTCGTCATTTTGGTGATAGGATGGGAGATGATAGAAATACACCTTGTATCTCTATGAAAGAGTTAGCAGAATTTATAAAAAAGATTTACGCAAGACAAGGTAAGTCACTCAAAGGTGTGGCTGGTGCTGAAGCGGTAATTAAAGATATGCAATCTGATTTGAATATTCCAGTAGCAGTTAAATATGATCAAAGAAAAGATGAATTTGATGTTGTAATGAAAACAATTATGCGTAAGAAAAACTTTCATACGCCAGATAAGGTTATAAAATATGCGTAAGTATAGTCAAGTTCTCTTAGAGTTAAGGACTACTACACCAAAACCTAAAGATACTCTTGGTATCTCAAGAGTAGATATGCCCCAAGTTCGTTCAGCAGATTATGATGAACTTATAGAGTATTTGAAAAATTTAGGTATAAAAATGGAAAGAAAAGAAGTCAAAGCCAAAAGACTACGAGCCACCCAATCTGATTTTAATAAAGATAAAATAGTTAAGGCTATGGGCCGAATAAAAACTATTGGTCAAGCAAAACCACTTCTGGTTTCTTCAGATAACTATATTGTTGATGGTCATCACCGTTGGTTGGCGGCTAGAAATGGTGGTGCATCAATACCTATTATGCAATCTGATGTAAAAATCAAAATATTACTTAGAGCAATAAAAAAATTCCCTAAGTCTTTTACTAAGACGATAGATGAAGAAGAAATATATAAAATGGAATGGCGTAGAACATTTTTGGATTAAATTATGAAATACTTTATATCAGCACCTTTTGGAAACTATTTAAAACTTCCTAACGCAATTAGCGTAACTGGAAGTTGGACCGTTGAAAAAAGAGAAGGACTTATTCCCCAAATTTTTAAAACTCTTAGATATAAAAATGGTGGATGGATTAATAAAATTGGATTGCGAAATGCTGGAATATATGAGGGTTTAAAAAGAACAAACTCTACAGATGTGTTGAGCCTTGCCGCAATAAATGAATATGATTGGCTACATCTGTCTCGTATAGTAGATAAAAATTCATCTGTTGAGATTAATATAAGTTGTCCAAACCTTGATAAAGATGTGGGTGCGGTAAATTTATCTGGTTTTGATTTATTTCCTAAGAGTGAAAGAGAATGGTGTATATGCAAAATACCACCTACTGCGACAGAATGTCTTATAGACAAGATAGTAGATTTAGGATATAATCAAATACATGCAAGCAACACTTTGTATTCTTTAAATGGCGGTCAAAGTGGAAAAATTTTAAAACCATATACTACAAGGATTATAGAATATATAAAGAGAAAACATCCTAGCATTACTGTAATCGCTGGTGGTGGAGTTACAAATAAGGATGATGCAGAATTTTATTTTGATAAAGGTGCAGACTATGTAAGTCTAGGAACAGTATGTTTCACTCCTTGGAAAATAAAAAGCATAATTTCTTAATTTTTTTTACTTGACCTCTTGAAATCACGAAATAAAAACATATATAGTAATGAGTTAGCATCTTGATGCTAATCAAACCAAGGGGATGCGAATAATCGGTCCCATTACAATCTTGCTTGATCAAAAGGAGATAACAATGACAGGCTTACAAACACTTTTTCCACGTTCATCTTTCGTGGGTTTTGACCATTTATTCAATGAACTAGAGTTCACTGCTAAACATGCTCAAGATCACTATCCACCACACAATATTATTAAAGCAGGAGAATCAGATTATTTGATTGAACTTGCTATTGCTGGATTTTCACAAGATGAAATTAATGTTGAAGTAAAAGATAGAACTTTGACAGTAACTGGTGAACACGTTTCTAAAGGTAGAGAATTTATCCATCGTGGCATTTCAACAAAGAAATTTAAACGAACCTTTAGGCTGTCTGAACACGTACAAGTAAACGGAGCAAATATTCTAGATGGTATTCTGGCAATTGAATTGCAGTACGTCATTCCAGAATCAATGCGTCCTCGTAAAATTAAAATTGGCAATTACGAGGAAAACTCAAATGCAACACATACTAACAACGCACAACTTCTTAACGAGAGGTCTAACAGGTCTCTTTGATTTTATTCTTTCTGTAGGAAAATCTATTCAATTTTCAAGACAGTGTTCAGCGAATGCAGATTTGGTTCAATATTTTAGAATAGAATATCCAAATATGTCTGATCATGAAATACTGGCTGAATTAAATAGTAGAACTTTGGCGAAATTTAAATGATTAAATGGATCAAGAATTTCTTTCAAATTGTAACACCTATGACTGAAATAGAAACCAGAGATGCATATTTTGCTGAAGCAAAGGATTTATGTGATCTGGAACGTAGAATGAGGGCGTGGGACAAAACATCAACGAACCAAAACCTTCGCGGATGGGTTTGATCTTATACCATATTATGATGAAATGGAAACTCTATAGACAGATTGCAGAATATATCTGGATTAGAGTTTTACCTTAAAACTAGGAAGGGCATTATTGCCCTTCTTTCACACACACAAATTATGGAGATTAAAATGAGACAGCATATTTTTGACACTTGGAACAGTGTAATGGATTCAAATATAAATCCATTAAGAAATATTCCTAATTTACAAGTACGCCATTTGATTATGCAAATTCTTGCATGGATGTGGGTATCAGTATGCTCTATGTATTTAGGAAGCATAATGTTCTGGGGAATTAACGCAATCGCACACACCCTCTTACTTGCAGCGATTGTAATTACTGTTGGTACGTTTGAAACTGCCAAGCGAAAGCCTAAAGTTTTTGACAGAATTGATGGATACAACGGACGCCAAAACAATGGCGAACATAATTAAATTTAGATAGGAACACACAATGACACACAAAAATCCCTTTGAAATTAGAACCGAAATGTTACAAATGGCAAAAGACTATATGGATCAACAATATCACATGAATATTCAACTTGCTAATGATCTATATGAACAAGGTCAAAAAACAGCCGAAGAAGTTAAAGAAGCATATCAAATCTATTCTACAGAAGATTTAATGGAAAAGGCTAAAGAAATGTATTCTTTTGTATCAAAGAAAGATTAATGATCCACAGGTCATATTCTAAGTTTATGATCTAAAAATCATATTATTATTAATTTTTTACAAAGGTAC